GAGAACGCTGGTTGTTGTTACCAGTGAAGCCCAAAGCGATGTTCATTTGTGTTGCAGACAGATAAACTGTGTCAGGCTTACCGCCATTTTCCCAGATTGACTGCATAACAGTGTCGAACTTGGTTTGTGAGAACGCTGTTGGTGTACCATCGTCGGTACGTGCGTTTGTGCCGTCACCGATTGGGTTTGCACCACCGTTACCAGATTGAAAATCAACGTTTGATACCAACCATGCAGGCGCACCAGCCAATTCACGAGCAGTTGTTGAGTTACCTGCCGCGCGAGCGTTGTTGTCGAACAATGCTTTTTCGATGTCCAATTTTTGCTCTTTGGCGATTTTCAAAGTTTGGTAAGCAACTTCGCGTGCGCGACCTGCTTTGTCCAGACCTTCGTCGGTGTCAGGAACGACAACGGCGTTTTTGAAAATCTGTGTGTAGTTGCCCAAGCGAGTTGTCGCTGAACGTGCGTCTGCTGTTGTTGCATCGCCCTCGATGTGAGCGTTTGCAGCAGATGCGCGCAGGCTGTCTGTTTGCCATTCATGCAAAGTGTTGCGAGCGCGAGACTTGCTTGCTTTGGTGTAGAATGGTGTTTCTTCTGGTGAGATGTTTGTGATTACATCTGACAAGTCCTCACGGATGCCAACGGCATCGTATGAGTCAAAGGTATTGCTTGGCTGTGCCATAGTAGTAGTCTCCTAACTAAAGATTTGGATTGATCAATAAATCCAGTGCGGCATCTATTGACCCTTTTTGACGGAGGTCATTCTCCGCCTTTCTGCGAGTCGCAGTTTTACCGTCTTGAACTTTTTTGGCACCAGCTTTGACCATTGGCTTTGCTTTCTTAGCCTTTGCGTCAACTTTACCGCGATTGGATTGCATTTTGCGCCAGCGAATGGCGTCATATAAAATCTCAATCTCTACAGCATCAGTTAGTTGCATCAGAGCTTCCTGTGGAACCCCATAATACTCCTGACCGCCTTTTAGCATTTCCTTAGCCGCTGTCTCATATTTCTGAGGGTCAGCGAAATCAGGTACACGCTGTTGCAACAGCTGAATTTGCTCCTGACGGTGAGCAAGTTTTTGTTGCTCTGTCATTTGCTGCTGCTGCGTTTGCATTTGCTGTATTTGCGCAAGGTTTTGATTGTACGACTGCATCGCTTCTTCGTAGGCTTCCTTCTCTTGCATGTACCCGATTGGGTCACTCTCAAGAAGTTCCTTTGATGGAGGCGTTGGAGGCGTTAATCCACCTTGTTGTGCTTGTGCTTGAAGGTTCAAGAACGCTTCTTGCTGCTGAGCTAATTGCGATTTTGCCGCTTCGATCTGCTTAGCAGTCTCAGCGTTTTCACGCATTTTTTGCTGAATATAGCCCTGACCCGCAGCAGATTGCTTTAGTTGGGAAAGGGTCCAGCGTTCTGGTTTGCCGTCAATAGTAACGTCAAACAAAGTTTCGCTGTCATCCTCAACGGCTTCCGCTTCGTCAGTATATTCAGTTGCATCATCATCTTCGGCATATTCGCCGTCGTCGTCAGATGCTTCAACGACATCTTCGTATTCTTCTGCTTCGTCTACAATTTCGCTCTCAGCGTCCTGAGTTGGCTCAACCATAGCATCGGCGGCTTCACGCAGATTATCATCTTGTGTTGGCTCTCCGCCAACCTCTGGTGACAGTAGACTGTCTACTGCATTTTCTAGGCTAGTCGTTTCCACGGTACTAGTTCCTCTGTTTGCGATCTAAGATACGCTCTGCTGCAATAGCGGCATCAAGCTGTATCTCAATCTGGTTTAACGCACGCAGTATTGCATGTGCTTCTTCACGAACATCCACCTCGGATGCTGCGCTGTCAGCGAACACATGTAACTGTGTATCGCGAACATCTTGGACAAACTGCTGAAACGCAGTGTCATTCTTTAAGCGCTTGGCTTCTTCAGCCTGAATGCGCAATTCCGTCATACTCATCCTCTAGCTGCGTCCTTCGCCGCATTAATTGCCGCTACGTCAACTTGAGTGCCATACTGCCCTAAAACCTTCGCCGCATCAACTAGCAGGTCTTGATCCATTTTATCGCGCTTTAGGTCATCTTCCATCATCAGCTTCTGCTGCTCTAGCTGCAATTTAGCCATATCAGCCTGCATCTTGGTTTGAGCTTTCATTTGCTCAGCCTGCAAGAATGCGGCGTTAGGGTCTTGCTGACCTTGCTGCGCCGCCGCCTGCTGCGCCTGCTGCTGGGCTGCAAGTAATTGTTGCTCAACCTCTGGCGTGATTGGGGCAAAGTAGCGGTCAGAGTTGCGCACGCCAGCCGCAGCCATCATGTCAGACAATGTGTTGCGGATGTTGGTTAGGCTCACCATGCCGTTGTATGGGCCATACTGAGTGTATATCTGCTGCTGAATTTGGAACGCCTGCTGCAATGCCATCATCTTTTCTTCTTCACGGCCTGTACCAAGACCAACATTGATGCCAATGTCCATGTCAGCACGCCACACGCGAGGGTCAACCTGCACGAACTGGCCGTTCATCTGCATGGCTTGTTCTTCATCAGTATGCTTGATTGCAGTGCGCAGCATAATACCGAATAGGCGCTTCATGCCATCAGCTAGGTTGCGCACCATCACCTCAACCTGCCCAGCCTGTGCTTGGATTGTGGCCTGCACAGCGGCTTTGGTTGTTGACTGCATCGCATCTGGGTCTAAGCCCATGCTTGCGCGTGACACACCTGTTTTATTCTCAACAAGCTGATCCATATAAGTCAGCGCACTCAATGTCTGGCCAGCAGTAAATGGAACTGTTAGTTCCTGAACTGCGCCAGCCTGACGCATACGCACGATTGCGCCAATCTCGTTATTCATCACATCATCAATGTTGACTGCGCCGTCCACAATGCCGATGCGTGGGTTGTTGGTCATGGCAACGTTGTCTAGGACACCACGCAAGATTGCTGTGCTGGCATCCTGATCATCCATGACGATTTCAGCAAGGCTGCGGCCAAAGAATGTGTGCGGCTCAGGGTCAACCTCAAAGACAGCAAATGGAATTTCATCCCAAGGCTCAACATCTAGCAGCTTATAGTTTGTGCCGCCGCAGATAAGGCGATGCAGAACAGGAATGCCTGTGCCATCTGCGTCAATCTTCATGTAGGCTTCCGTTACGGCAACTAAGCGCATTGATGGGTCTACTGGCTCATCATCATAGTCATCCTGAGCGAAACCCTGACGCTCCATCATCTCAGCTTCAGTCATATCGTCTGAGCCGTACATGCCGCCCAAGCCAGCAACATCCTCAAAGTCAAAGCCCATTGCCACCAATTCGCCGACACGCATCTCAGTGCGATGCGCTACAATGTACGCGTCATCAATGTTGCGGGCCTGCGAGTTGACGAAAAACTCCTCTGGTGGCACGCTTTCCAAGCGCAAGCTACCCTCTGGCATTTGACGGCTAATCTTAAGTGAATGCTCTGGGGCTTCAATCTCAGCGCCAAACTGATCAACAGTCATGACTGTTTCTACGCCATGTTCAAGCACAGTCACATCATCATCTGAAACCAGCAGCATGTATTCTTCATCTGTCAGATTTTCATATGTATAAATCTCAGCTTTGTAGCTTGTTTCCCAGTACGCTTTAACAATGCCGCATTTCTTAATTAGCGCATCATGAAACGCATCATTAAGAACGCGATAGCCGTTATTCTGGTTGAACACATAGTGCATGTATTGCGTTGCTTGCTCAGCCGCCGCAACATCTTCTGGTCCGCGAGGCATGTACTCAACGGGCTTGCTGGTGGACATAAACACACGCATCAGGCTTGGCTTAACTGCGCGAATGGTGTCACGCACCTTAGTCGCCACAACCCTGCTGCGGCCATCCTCAAACCCAATATCTGTCTCACCATCAAAATAACGCTGAGCCTTAATGCGGTCTTGGCTGATTTCGCTTTCAACAAAATCTACAGCCTGCGCCATAGCATCCTGAACGATGCCTTCAATCTCACGTTTTGATTTTGCCTGTGGCTGCATTTTATTGCTCCTGTGGGTTCTCTGCGGTCAACCCATATCCGCGCGTGGTTAATGGTGGTTTGAACTTTGTTGGCTCTACACCTGTAGCTAAAAATCTTTTTAACTCTTTCATCTGACTTTTGATCATAGCGTCTGATATCGGCTTGGAAATTATCGCCCCAGCAGTTACCGCAAGGGCGGATGGGCTACCCGCTGCGGCCAAGCTTGCTGTGCCAAACCCGCTTATGACATTCATCATATTTAGCCCCCCAAGTGGGGATAGTTTTCCAAACTGACGCAATATTTTGTCGTCAATATTTCCCTCAAGAATACGGTCCATAGCGGCAATTTCAGTGTCAGAAAAATAAGATTTGCTGCGCTTTTGAGTGCTTATTTTCTTAATCGCCATCTGGTAGCGTTGAGTTACACTTGCGCCAGCCTTAACCTCCCTGTCAGCTTGTTTAAGAGCGTCTTCAAGAATTTCAAGTTTTTTCGTGCGGATATGGCCAAGTCTTGCGGCGTTTAAAAGTGTTGATCCAGACGCCTTAGTTTCTATAAGGTCATCAATGTCATCAAGCATTTGCTTTATCCTAGGATCAAATGCTTTAACGCCACCATCACCTTCTGCATAAACTGAGCGAATACGTTGCCGCATATTGTCTAGGTTCGTGAGCGATGTTGGCGCATCAGTGTACTCATCCATTACATCAAGCGCTCGTTTTATGTGGCCTTCTCCACGCAATTTTCCATGCGGAGTAATATCTAGCTTTGCCCCAGAAACACCTTGATATAGCTTTTGTCTAGTATTTTCAGCCAGCCCAATCATATCATCTGAGGAGAAAACGTCCCCCGCCTTATCTGCTTCACGGTATGCTGTGTTTTTAAAGGACATCTGTGTTTCTTTGGAGGGCTTTGCAATTGCGCGAGATAACGTTGCGTCAACTGCGTTATTACCAGTTTTGACCTCATTATATATTTGGCTCGGCTTTACCCAAGCGTCATATGGTTTAGCGGCAAGGTTAAATGATCTTGCCGCAACAGTGGGGGCCGCAATTGCGCCAGCAATTCTTGCGATTGGCTCAAGCTCAGTCCCTTCTGTTGCCTGACCAGCGGCTTCACTGCCAAGACCAGACACGGCGGCAGCGGCTTGCGCTTCTTTTGTTAGGCCAGTCTTAGCAATGCCCTCACCAAGCTTTTTTGCGCCAACCTTAGCTAAGCCCTTTCCTGCCGCGCCAACCGCGCCAGCGCCACCCATAAACTCGCCAATAGTTCCAGCATATTCTGCGGCTGTACTCTCACCCTGACGATAAAGACCTTGCGGATCAGCACCAAATACGCCAGCAATACCTTTATATGCAGCGTCAAGGCCGCGACCAGTTTTAGTATCTAGGATTGGTCTAACTTGCTCTGCGCCTGTAGCTAGATCATATCCAGCACCAACCGCACGCGTAGCCATCTCTGGCAACTCAAGCGTACCCTTAATACCGCGCAAAACCCCAGCAGCGGTAGTGCCAATTACATCCCCGATTTGCTCGCCAAGCGTATCGACCTCGCCTTGCCCAACAATGTTTTCATAAAGAGCCTGACCAACTGTCTGCCCTTCCTTGCGAAAGGTTAGCTTATCGCCGCTGGGCGCTGAACCCTTTATTCGCTGTGCAGCCTGAACAAGCTGACGCGCAGCAGCCTCATCACCTGCTGCGTCTGCATTTCTTGCGGCATTCATGTATTCTTCATAAGTCGCCATATTAGCCACCATACTTTTTCAGCAAATCTTCATCCGTTGCGCCTTTAGATTGACCTACTGCCTGTGTCCCAGAAAGCCTTGGTGAGTACCCAGCTGCCGCCATTGCTTCAGGCGGATACGCATCAAACTTACGAATAATGCCCTCATAGACTGTCTCAACCTGAGATAGTGTATCCAAGAACTGCTTTTCAGATTGAGCTTGATCCAAGCTACCAAGTGTTGATTTAAGAAGGTCAAGTTCTCTCTCAGTAACTTGCCCAAGTGCGCCACCAGTAGGGCTAGCATCTCGCATCTGCTGCAAGCGTTCAAACCCAATGCTAGCCTCTATCGGTTTTAATAGAACATTAACGTCAAGGGCAGCAGTGCTTCCGACCCTTCTTAGCGCCTGACCTACTATACCAGTGGTTGGCAAGATGCTATTTTCAATTACGCTTCTGATCTTATCAATATTGCCAAGAACAACTCCGCCCGACACCATTGTCTGATTTTTGACTGCTTCTTCTGTTTTCGATACTTTCTCAGTATCCTTAAACAGCTTAGTGTTCTTAATTGGTAGCGCTATTGGTATGCCCCTATCGTCAAGAACAACCTTGCCTTCAGCATCCCGCTGCCAAGCAGTGTCTGTGGGTGGCTTGCCATAGTCAATTCCAGTTGGCCCTACGTTTATGGTGGGCGCTGTTTTTGTTTGGCTTAATGCCATCTCCAGAGCCTCTTTTTCATTCTTAGCAATGCCTCTTGCGAGTAAATCCTTTGCAAGCGCTTGATATTGGTATGTTTTTTCCTTCGGCTTGGTTAGGGCCAAATTAATAGCACTCGCTGGATCAACAGCACCAGTCATAACTGCATTGGCCAAATCCTCGCGGCTTTGGCTTTTCAGCCACTCAACAGTCTTATTGGCCTGACCTTGCAGTTTCGCCTCAGCCTTACGTTCTTGCATACTTGCAGCACGCTGCTGGACAAGTGGCTGCAAGCGCGCATCGCCTGTGCCTGCCATAACAGCCATCGCAAGTTTATCTGCAAAGTCTTGGCCCATGCCAATGCGCTGGCCTAGCCCCTGCCCACCAAGTAGGCCACCAAGCAAGCCCTGCGGCTTTTCTTCTTGCATCATCTGTGCTGGTTGTTGGGCCATAGCTGCACCACCTTTTCCGTAACCTTCCCAAGCGCCAGTGCCTTGGGTTTTCAGTATCCACTGACCAATTTTATCTTGCGTTTCTTTATCAAACTTTTGATTAGGGTCAATTCCCAGCGCATCAACCGCAGCGCGTAATGTTTTCCCGACAACCTGATATGCACCAACTGGCGTGGCTACACGGCCAATCTGGCCCTTAACCCACTGACCATATGTGCCGCTTGGGTCTGTAAAATTTACAACATCACCAACTGGCATCTGAGACACCTTAACATTGCTGAATGCGGAGTCTGGTCTATTTTGGTATCCGTATAGAGCGTCGTAATCGCCGCCACTCTCTCCGCCGAATATGTTTTGTTGATGCTGTTGCCAAGTTAATGCCATGTCACACCATTAAAGCAGCATCAGCAAGGATGCTGGGTTGAAAGGTTGGCTTTTCGTTGTTGTCGTGCCGTAAGGCGTGCTGCCAAGGATTTGAGACAATGCCCCAAGACCAGCAAGAGGTGCGCCTGTGGTTTGACCGTATTGCATCTTGGATGCGTCGATCAGAGCCTGCTGAATGCCGCGCTGAAGCTGACCTTGACCAGCGATAGCCTGCTGAGTTGCTTGGCCCATTCCAAACGCTTGCTGACCAATTCCGCCAAGCCCTGCCGCGCCTGTAGATTGAACCCCAGCCCCCGCCAAAGCAGCTTGCTGGTTTGCAAGGTTCGCTTGTTGCTGCATCTGAGCATTCTGCATAGCAAGCTGCTGCGCATTCGCGAACCCCTGCTGTCGCTGCTGCGCAGCAATATCGCCAGCCATGCGACCATACTCACCAGCCATTGTGCCTTGAGCAACTCCGTGACGTGAACCGCCAAATGCGCCAGCCGCTGTCGCCTGAGCGCCCAACTGGTTTTGAGACATTTGCTGTTGACGCATAATGTCTTGCTGTGTGTTACTGATCACATTCTGCGTGTATGGGTTCATGTATGGCGTCATGTTTGTTTGAGCCAGATTTGGACCTTGCACGGTTGGCGCTTGAAAATTAGCTAGGTTGCCATATGTCTGCCCAGCCTGCTGAGTTGCCTGAGCCGCGCCTTGAAACACGTTTTGCGTTGGCTGATTTGGTGAAGTACCCATTACACTACTCCTAATGAGTCAAGTATGCTGTTGCCCACTGACCTTAGGCCAGAGAATAAACCGCCAGATTGACCACTGGATGATCCCAGATTGATTGGGCGCGCCTGTGGCCTAGTTCTAATTGTCGTGCCGCCGTCAACTGACGTGTACGATGGGCGGGGGAAATTATAGATCGAACTAGAATCACCGCCGCCGCTAGGGACTTGAGGCATTGGGGTTACTGGTACCTGCGGCTGGCCAATTGGAGTAAAGCCTTCATTAAGTGAACCAGTGATCGGGTCAAACTGAGTTAGGTTTGAAAAGTATTCATACTGGTCAGGGCGAGTTTCGCGTAGTCGCTCAAGTGCAGATTTCATTGCTGGGTAAGAGCTATATCCAGTCACCCCACCTTGAGTAACCGTCGGCATACCTGACATATCCAGTGCGGCTGGAGCCATAAGGCCAAATGCAGATGCCATTGATCCAACATTCTGCGAGGCGGCTTGCTCATATGGGTTAATCGCAGCAACATCTGGACCCATGTATGGGGTGTAGCCCATATCTTGAATTTTGCCAGCTTGCGCAAGCGCAGCCTTACCAGCTTCCTCAATGTATGCTGGGACTTTTGTTTCCTGTTGAGAGGATGACCCCATCTTAAATCTCCAAGTGCATTGTTACGGAGTGGGCCTTCCAGCCAGCTTTCTCCAAAGGTTTCTGCCATCCAAATCTTCCGCTAAAAGAAGCAAACGAACAGCCTTGCAATTTAGCCCATTCTTTCACATTTTCAGTCATTTGTAAAATTTGATCCAATTCTCCGCCTGCGAGAAAGATGTTTATGGCATTTGTATTAGGGTATACCACAATTTCAGTGACTAAACACCCCTTTGGGGCGGGCCAAAGTTGCATATGCCCTGACTTTATTTTCTCGCAGACCTCTGCCCAAGTGTTAATTCCACCTGAACGCTTTAGCGCCGCTTCAATCCAATCCCTGCAACGTTCTAACTCACTCACGCCCTAATCCTCGTTACTGACAGTGATGTGCTTGGCGCTGCTGGAGCATAACCCGTTGCAGCCGCCGCTTGCAGATAGCCTGACGTTGACGTCGTTGCCCACATAACCTCAAGGTAATCGCCAGCGTTTACTTGGAATATGGCAGAGCGCGACACAACAAACGTGGCATCGTTTTGGTGCAGGTTTGCTACGATTGTGCTGCCAGCAACGTCAGAGCCGTTGATGCGTGGCCAAAACCGAAATGTCACTGTGCTGCTTGACGTTGACGTAACCTGCGCCGAAAACGCCAGCAAGTAAGTGCCGCCCTCATTGAACACGATGCGACTTGCAGGCGACCCCTGCGAGACACCGCTAGACATTGGAGGCGCGTCATACGTTATTGCGTATGCTGTGTTCGCCGATGCTGCGTTTATGTTGTTATTCTGGCCAAAAAATGCATAGCCATCCGCAAGCACAATCTGGCGGAACGTGCCGTCTTTAGATACGACAGGGTAGCCTCCTGTTTCATCCCACAGCATAACGCCGTTTTCAGACGGGTTGTCGTCACTTGCCTTAAAGAACAGCTTGGTTAGGTTGCGCTGCAAATACGCATTAAGCTGCCTACCCCACTGGCGCAGGTCTGGGCCGATTGGGGGTAGTACGGGAGCCGTCATCTGCGGCCACCCGCTTTAGCTTCAATCCGCATATTACCCACGCGCCATGCGGCTGGGCTTACCCCATCGACACGCATCCTGACCTGCCGACCTGTGAAGCGTACAGACGTTGGGTTTGACGGTGAGTATGGCCCATATGTACGCTCAGTGTCATTGGGGTGGAACCGTGTTTTGAACGTGACGCCTACATCACCTTGCGTTAATTCGTCTGGGATTAAGTCGGTGACACGCATAACTTGATCGCCAGCGCCGATGGAAATTGGGCCAGTCTCCGCAAAAATGTTATAACTATCCACGTTAAATCCGATTTCGTGATCGTAAATATTGGCGCCAATGGACGCCATCAGCGGATACTTAAACACACCACGCTGCACGCCTGATGTGCGAGACAATTCACCGATAATCCAGTGGCCCTCTTTGTAGTCGAATGCAACGTATCTGTCGATTTCCAAGCTGGCCGCGGATGGGTAGAACCACCAAATCTCGCCAAACTGGCCGTTTGCAAACGACCACACCTTTGAAATTTGCGCTGGGTTAATGTCGCCAAATACATAGTCATGCACATCGCACGGGATTTCTGACACGCTGTTGCCGTCAAAACGGAAGAACCCGCGCTGGCCCATCCAGAATACGCCGATGTCAACGTCTGATGCTGACTTGCGAGAAATGGCCCCGCAGGACGTGCCAACGCGCTCAAAGCCGTACACATAGGGCGGGCCAAGGTATCGCGCTGTGTGAGCGTCCACGTCGGTGATTATAAGCGTTTGGCCGCGAGTACGAATACCCTGCATGATCTGGCCAGATGTCTGCAACTCAATGTCGCCAGCCTCGTTTGTTGATAACGGCGACCACGTTGTGTTGTCCTCACGGTCTGACCACTGCACCTTACGCGGGTTTCCGCCAGCGCCAAGCGCAAACAGGAAGCGCTCCTCAGTCACAATTAGGCCGCTGTTGTTGACTGGCGCATTGGCGATTGGCGCTGCGTCTGCTGCTGTGTTTAGCTGCCATTCAAGTAAGCGCCCATCGTTTGGCGAACACGCAACAAGGTATTCACCCCAGTTATCCAGTGACCACGTTGTGGCCTCTGAGTAGTTGCCATAGTTCGGGCGAGGCTGGCCAAAAAAACCAGTTCCAAAGAACGAATTACCAAAACCAGTCAAAACCTGCGCATCCACAAGGCCAGTTGTTAGGGTTGCTGGGGTGATGTCATATGTGATGCCAGATGCTGTTGATACGATCAGTTCGGACGCAGAGCCGCCAGCAATCCATGCTGTGCTGCCCAAATCTTCCCAAGTGTGCATTCCGCGAATTGGGTCAGTGCTGAATGATGTAATTCGCTCCTCCCATCCGCCAATCGGGCGCAATGATCCGTCACGCCAGCGAACTAACGACCCGTCACGCCAGCGGCCAGACTGTTCAAGGTCTGTGCCGTTGCGGTAGAAGCCTGCGGGGATGTCAAGTGGGATCAGCGGCATTTCTTAATAACCCACAGCAAACCAATACACGGTATATGAGTAGTCAATACCTATCTTTATTCTGAATGACGTGGTTGTCAGGCTGCTGACAAACGCAAAATCTGATTTGTTGCCAGCGGCAGCAGTTGATTGATTGATAGTGGTCTGCACATTAAAGCAACTAGAGCTAAACGCTGATGGAAAATTAACCGTTACTAAAGAGTTTGCGGGAACATAAACCTGCCCCCATTGGAGCTTAATGCCGTTTGGAAGAGTTACATAACCGTTTGTCCCAGCAGACGCTGAAAATCCAGACGAAATACTGGCGGTACTAATACCTGTAATGTGGCCATAAGTGTCTACAGAAATGTCTTGGATAAAGTTACCACCAGAGTTGTTCACAGATGCCTGAGACGATGTGGCTGCATGGCTAATAGTTCTGTTAGCACTCAGACTTCCACCACCCGTTAAACCACCACCTGCACTAATCGTAATGCCTGTAGCTGCCTTACCGTTCAACTGTGTCTGGATGTTGCTGGTGACACCATCAACATAGTTTAGCTCAGTGGTGCTTGCAGTTATGCCGTCTAAGACGTTTAATTCCGCCGAAGTCGCGGTAACGTTACTCAAGTTGCTTAAATTGTTTATATCTGCTGCACTTGCAGTTATGGCAACTCCGCCAACCTGCCACGCTCCAGCAATCAGGTTTGGCTGTATTGAAGTGCTACCACTTAGGATGGCATCAATGCTATCCCAGTTTGCGTTAAGGTCTGCGCCCCAAGTGTTCTGGGAGCCACCAACCGTCGGCTTGTTAAAGTTGTAATTGGTTGTCGTCGCCATATCAAAATCCTTGTGTTACTGGCAATATAGCAGTTATCTAGTCGTCCGTCCATGTGTCGCTTGCAGACGGGCCATCGACCCATATTCCGCTTGCCGCGCTGTCGCTTACCCACACGTCGGATGAAGCTGCATCGTCTGTCCATATCTTTGCGTTTATAACATCGTCAACCCAAGCATCGACCACTGCGGGATCAGGCTCCCACTTTTCGCGGCCAGAGAATAACGCAGTCGATGACGCTGTGGACATTAATGCGCCGAATAGAACGCGTACAGGGTTTACGACTGTGGCAGATGCAGCGTTTTGCGACACGGCAGCGATTGCAATGCGATTGCCGCCAAAGAATGATGACGACGTGGGGTTGCTGGCCATTCCAGTTGACTGCACGCGCGTTGGGCCGATCAGCGTAATAACATTACCCTGCGTCAAGTAGCCAGAGAATACCACGCGGGTTGCGCCGATGTCGGTTGCGCTGGACGCGTCAGACTGCGCCGCTGATAGCTTTGCGTCAAACTCAGCGTAACCCTCAATCCAGTATTCCTCGCCGCCCGCCGCAACGGGATCAGGCTCAACGTAATACGCGGTCATGCGTCTGCCTCTTGGATGGTTAGCTCCCCAGCCTCAACCTGACGCATGATCTCAGCGTAGTGGCGATTTGAGGGGTCTAGGGGGACGGACAACTCTTGGCCGTCTACTACAATCATAATCGCGTAAACCTCCCCAACCTCTTGGCCAATGTTCGGTAGGCCTCTAACATACACGGCTTGTGTTATTACCACATGTTCCATCTATAGCTCCGCATCTAAGTGAAATATCAGATTAGCTTCAAGGCGATAAGACGCAAAGTTAGAAGGGGTAGTGCCGCCAGCTGGCCTAACTTGACTAAATTCTATTGCACCCATTGAAAAAGCATTAGTTTGGTGTGTCGAATACGAAAAACCTGCCGTTGAGTTAGCAGAGTACGCTGCAACCCCTGGGTTAACCCAGTAAAACGCCCCGCCTATATGAGAATAGGACACCGTTGGCCCCGTTCTCATAGGTTCAAACTGAACTTGGTTGCCATAGAACTTGTTGTAGTAAGAGTAATATGTGCCAGTTGTGGCGTTTCCCCGATTGTAAACGTTTTGATAATAGCGCCTGCACTTCTGAAGCGTTACCGAGATTGGCTCATGCTCCAAGTCCGTTGGTGTGTCGCCAGCCTCTAATTGGACACCGCCAAAAGTTAGGGTGAATGTACCCGTAGCTGAAGTCTTTGCTCCATCAAACCTAATTGCCACCCCGTTAGCTGCATTAGCTGGTAGAGTAAACGTAAACGTAAAACGTTGGGCTGATCCACTGTATGAAACAGCATTTGACGAGATGACGGTTTCACTTGTAAAATCATTTACAGCACCAGCATAAGACAACGATGCGTTTAGTGTTGCTGAACCTGCATCAGATGAACCACTAGCCCAAAAGGAAAGTGTAACAGTTTGTCCCGCAAGATGAGCAATGTTATCTGCTTCAATTCGTTGGGTAACGATATAAGTCTCACCTGACGCACATAAGAAACTTGCTTCTGCCGCCTTTGTCCCACCATAAGATGTAGAAGAAATCTGACTGAAACCTGTCGCACCTGTGCCAGAACGGTTGACGTACCATCTATCTGGGCCAGCATAGAACCCGCCAGTGAAACCAGCTGGCGATCTGTTTCCACGTTGATTTACAAGCATGGCACCGTTGGTCACCATATTCCTGTTTGACAAGGCACCATCGTCATAGACGTTACCTAGGTCTGCTAACTGTCGTGCCTTGCTCATATTATTCTCCCAACAGGGTAGCTAAATCCAACGCTTTCAATTCGTCTGGCGTATTTGCCGCAGCCAAGCGTGCATCGTCTGTGATGTTACGCAGTGTTTCTTTTTGCGCTGCAATCTCAGCTGCACCTGTGCCAGCTTCCAATGCCTTCATGTAGGCAACGTCCAAGGCAGCTAGGCGGGGCGCACGTTCTGCCCGTAGGTTGTCCTTGTGAATAGCCAAAGCCGCTGTCATGTCGACTTCGACAGCATCACCATTGAATGCCCATGCCCCACGGAATGTGCGGTCTGTTGGAACTGTTAGAGATGCTGCATCACGAACATCTCCGTTGATATTGATGTAAGTTGTCATTGTGCAATTCTCCATGCGTTTCTAAATGACCGATCACTAGGGATCATTTCAACAGGGACAATCTTCATGATCGTTCTGTTTCCTTTGTAGTCCCGCCACACGGCAGGGTCTATGTCTTTCATTACCAGATACTCTATCGCTTCTTCTTCAGTCATAGCACCGATAGGTT